ATCCAACAGCAACAGGAGTATTTTTAGCGAATGTTTCTGAATCAACATTTAGTGGAACAACAAGCATATTAAACTGCAAAGGAGCGGGAATGGTTGTTGGAGATAATTGCAATTCAATAGCCATAGATAATTTGTATGTTCAAAATATTGGAAATGGTCTGCAAGGATCAATTTGGCAAAATGGACTTTCCATTGCAAGCAATGTTCAGAATTTAGTTGTAAGTTCTTTTACAAATGGAAACCAAGTTTCTCCAAATCAAACATACGATATTGCAATAAATAATTCAAATTGTAGCGGCGTTTTTAATACTGTTAAAGCATTAAATATTTATTCAGTCCCACAAACTGGAATAGCATTTTTAACACAACCAGTTCAAATTACGATTCCAACAATTGCAACAAGTCTAATTCCAACACTTCCAGAATGGTCAAATCTAATAAATGTAAGTGGAACAAGCACGATTTTTGAATTTACAATTGCAAGAAAAGGAAGAATTGCAACATTGAAAATGCTTAATAATGGAATAAATTTATTTACTGGTAACAATTTAAGACTTGCAGGAAATTTTAATGGAACAACAAATGACACAATAACACTTGTTTCAGATGGAACTCTTTGGTATGAAGTAGCAAGAAGTATAAATCAAACAATACCTTAAAAATTATGGCACTACAAAAAACATATAAAGCAAAAGCATTCAATCAAGAAATTGAAATTGAAAATGCTTATATTAAAGCATTGCAAGTAACATCAGATAAAGAAAATTCATCTGTATTGATTCAAATTTTTGATAATAAAAAAGAAAACAAAATAGATCAATTTTTCAAAGAATTTAAAACTAATCTTTCTGGAGAAAACCCAATCAAACAGGCATATTTCCATCTAAAGACACTGCCAGAGTTTGCAGGCGCGATAGATTGCTAATCCTATGAGCTACTGCACGCCATGCCCACCATGCGACACAAACTTTCCGTTGTTGTGTGAACCACTTGAAACAACTGCCAATGGAAAACGATTGGTAGTAGAAGACTCTGCTGCTTGCCAGAAGACAATTCAGACTCCAGTTGCCCAACAAGTCTTGAAGACTGATGGTGCTGGCAATCTGACTTGGACAAACGGAGCGAGCGGAACTATCTTGAGGAAAGATTCAACAGGACTGCTTGAGTTTGCTACGCTTAATAGTGTCCTTCAATCTGGCCCAGTTGATCTTGGCAGCCAACCATTGACTACTACGGGAGCATTGACTGTAGGTTCACTTTCTCCAACGCTTGCTATTACAGCATCGTCGCTGACTGTTTCTGGTGCGACATCTACTGGATCATTGAGCGTGAGCGGGGTGACATCTACCGCTGCGATTACTTCAAGCAGCACTATCCTTGCTAATGGCAACTCATCCAAGATTGGATACAATACTGGTGCTGGCGGGACGATCACGCAAGGCGCAGGAGCAAAGACAAACTCTGTTACTCTGAATCGTCCTACTGGAATTATCGTAACCGATAACGCTGCCCTCGCGTCCGCTACCTCTGTTACATTTAACTTGAGCAATTCGGTTATCGAAGCTACGGACATCGTTGTGGTAAGTCACATCTCTGGAGGAACACTTGGTTCATACAACTTTGCAGTAGCTCCAGCGGCAGGTAATGCGAATATCGTAATCCGCAATATCACGGGAGGAAGTTTGTCTGAAGCACTGACATTGCGGTTCATCGTAATCAAGAGTGTCAACGCCTAATGCCAGCAGAAGGATCAGTCTTTGATGGGTTCACAAGTATCATCGCGCAAGACGCAGATACTCATCCATCATATTTACCAGAGTCCGTAGTATCAGAGTCGGTAAATAGGACATTCCGAGGCGGCATCAACAGGACAAGACCGAGCATTCGGAATATCCCAATTATCGCAGGAGACGGAGAAGCTGAGACTATCGTTAACGATATTCAAAATGGTAGCTTTCAAGGCGCGTATCCATATCGGGCGACTAACTACAGAACAAGCGATGGAATGCTGCTATCGGTATCTGGAATCATCTACTTCCTAAAAATCGTAAACAACCAAGCATACGCCTACAAGGTTATCGAAGGTAACGATCCGGGCATGATGCACACATTCTTTGTGCAAGCTGAAGATCGGGCGTATATCCAAAACGGATACCAGAATGCGATAGCATGGGATGGCGTATTAGGAACGCTGACTGCTTCTGAAATCCAAAACAACGATTACTCTGAAATTGTTTCAGTTGGCACTACTGACTTTACTTTAATCGGTGCGCCATCCAATACAGTCGGAGTAAAGTTTACGGCAACTGGAAGCGGAATAGGAACTGGCACAGTAAAACTTCCTGCTTACCGACTGAATCCATACTTGGCAAAGATGCCGATTGGAACCGTGATGGAATACGCATTCGGGCGAGTCTTTGTTTCTGATAGGTTCAATCAAATCTATGCTTCTGACATTATCTATGGCGGTGGGTTTACCGATACCAAGAATACAGAGAATTTCACCGAGATTGGATATTGGGCAGAAGGTGGTGCGTTCTCTACTCCAGCAATGATGGGGAATATTACTGGCATGAGAGTAATGCCACAGATTGGAACCAACCTTCGCGGCCAAGGTGAGCTTGTAGTCCTTACTGGTAATGGAGCTTTCTCAATGGATGTGTCTATACCAAGGTCACAATGGAATACATCGAACATCCAACGTATCTCATTGCTTGGACGTGGATGCACAAGTCCATATTTGGCACTAGCAAACTCTGAGCTTTGGTTTAGGTCACACGATGGTTGGGCATTTTACTCCAATAGCCAATCTGAATTTGCGCGATACTTCTCACTTCGCAAACTGTCGAGAGAAGTAAACAAGTGGGTGCAAAACGATACTCCTTGGTTGAAGCAATTTGCTTCTACAATGTTTTTCAATAACTACATTATTAGCACGGTAGCTCCACAGACCTATCGAGCAGAAGGCGTAAAAGGATTGAATCGCTATCATAGGGGAATGGTGGTTCTTGATCTTGATCAATCATCTTCACCTGCACCAGACGCACAGCTTTCTTTCCGCTGGAATGGCATTTGGACAGGCTTTAGACCAACTCAACTACTCACAGCACTAATTGCGGCTGAAAAGCGTGGGTTTGGATTTTCGTTTGATAAAGACAACAAGAACCGACTTTACGAGTTCACAATATCCCAAGGCAACGACTACGGCCCAAATGGAAGCAGGCAGATTGATTCGTTCTTTACAACTGGTAGATATGATTTCAACCGAAGCGGGGCAACAAATAAGTTCCTCCGTAAAAAGATCACTGGTGGAGAAATGTGGATGAGTGAGATTAAGGGAGAAGTAGATAGCTATGTCGATTACCGAGCTGACTCTAATCCTTGCTGGTCACAACTAAAAGTTCCTACAACATTCGGATGTAATCCATGTTCGCCAATAGTAACCGAATGCTTTCCACAAAGGGGAGGTAATCGCTACAAACGCTACAAGTTTAACACACCAGACCCAAGTGAGTGCAATGACTTGGCAGGCATCCCATCGGTAGAAGGAAGCGAGTTTCAGATCAAAGTAAACTTAACTGGCGCAGCTACAGTTGACCGAGTAAGATTGATGGCAAACATCAAGAACAACGATGACTCTCCAGTTGGTGACTGCCCAGAAGAAAATCAAGAATGCGAACCATTTTTGTGTTGCCAAGAGAAATATTGGGAATACAATATCGTAAATTAAGTTATGGATAACGCCGATAGCTCTCCAGCAATTACTTTTCCGAATGTTCCAGATGACTTCTGTCCAACTGGTAACTGGCAGAGTGTATTTCAGCAATTCATTGATGAGGTTCTTTCTAACGGAACTATCCTTGTTCCGGGACTTGGCGATGTAACTCCAGCACAAGTTGCTCAAATCAACGAAGACCTTGCTGACCAGCAAACACAAATTACTGCACTTGATACGCGAGTAGATGCTTTAGAAGCAACTGTTGCTGCAATTCCTACTGTCAAAGTTCGTTATGGCACATACTCTCCAATTTCGGCTGGAGATACAACATCTATCGGAATTACATTTAGTTCCGCTCTCCCGTCTGCTGTTTATGGAATCTCGTTGACTCCTATCTATAGTTCTGGAACCCCAGCATCAACGCCACTTTACACGATTGTTTCACAAAACGTATCAGGATTTACATTTCGGGTTGATAACAACATTGCAGAAATTACGAGCTTGAACTGGATGGCAGTTCATACCTCACAACCTTAAGCCATCACAAAGAAAACAAAATATATGACACCACTAAAAGGAACCGATCCTAAACTCGTATCTGGCGGCTCACCAACTCGCGGCATGATCCGTGAAGGCATGGGCAATATGAACCCACCTAACACTGGCAAGAATCCATACTCCAGCGCACCGCTTCCTAAATCTGGCAAGCCCGTTGGCTCGAAATAATTATCGGAAACGATAATCCCTATGGCTGATACCCTCGAAGAGATGGTAGAGCTTGTGAAGGGGTTTGTCGGCGACTCTGGCACTTGTTCATACGAGCGCGGAGTCAAAGCCGTAAACCAAGCAAGGCGACTACTTTGGAATAAGCGTAATTGGACTACCCAAGAAGAGTATGTCCAAATTTGCTGCGTGAACGATTGTTTCACGCTTCCATCTCGCTATGAGCAAATCAGACTTGCATGGATTGGAGATGAATCAGTATCTCTCGCAGACGAATGGTTTAATGCGACCAATGCTTTTGCTCTGCAAGCAGGCAACTCATGCCATAGAGGAATTGTTGAAGTAGGAGGACTCCATGTCCTCTTTCGAGATTATACTACAAGGGCATACCAAATCGGAGTAATGGCCGAGGAGGCTGAAGACATCGGCGTAGAGTTGATGTTTGAAGCACAAGACCAGTATGACACCTATCATAAAGTTAGGGTTACTACTGCCAATCCACCAACGCTGGCGAAATCCGATCTCCTTGTGAAGGGGATTCGGTCAGTAACCAAGCCAGTAACCAAAGGCAGGATTCGTGTGTATGCCTACGACACGGCATTGGAAGCAAAGACTCTCATTGCTATCTACCAACCTAATGATGCTCACCCTACATTTCGCAGGTTCAAAGCACCAAGGACGTGCGAGTGTATCACGCTCTACGCATCTAAAAAATACTTTGATCTAACCGATCCAAAGGAGTTGATGGAGTTCAGCGCGGACGCAATGATCTATGCGGTTCTTGCATTAAACTCGCGTGAGAATCGTAAGGCGCAAGAATTCTTGAGTAACTTGGCATTGGCTGTGCAAGAGCAAGAGAAGGAGATGGAGAACGTAGAGATTCCTACCGCCGCTCCAATCCGCTTTGCTAACTACAGCAGGGCAGATAACCTAATCGGTGCTGATATACTTTCACCAACACCCAACGATTACTTCATGTATCGATGAATTTAACGATTCCAGACAAGATTGAAGCAAAGAGCGTAATTGGATATGGTGATCCAGACTACGAGCTAAACTTGATGGACTTGGAGATTCTAAAACTACCTCCACGGGAATGTCCGTTGATTCATAGGTTCACGCCGGGAATGTATATTCGAGAAATTTATATGCCGAAGGATACGATTCTCACAACCTTGCTTCATCTAACAACGCATCCGTTTTTCGTGATGAAAGGTGATGTGACTGTTTGGTATCATGGCATCCCCGCCCACCGCTATAAAACAGGCTACAGTGGCATCACAGAAGCAGGAACAAGGCGTTTGCTTGCCACTCATAAAGACACAATCTGGACTACCTGCCATGTCACAGACTTAACTGATCCAGACGAAATTATTGACAGCATCACTTCAAGAGACTTTAATCCTCACATCGCCAAGGAAGACCCAAGGGTGCAGAAGTGGCGGCACAACCGAACCGACTTAATCAAATGAGATTCCTTCTACCAGACCCATTAGGCAACGACAAACATTCTCAGATGTTTCATACCAGCGGATTCGCTATTGCTGCTGGTGTGGTAGCGGTAGGAGCAGCGGCAACATCTGCTGCTATATCTATGTCTGCGGCGGATCGTGCAAAGAAAGCTCAAGGTGCAGCGGCAGGACAATTTAAAAAACAACAGAGAAAAGCTGTAAAGGGATTTGAAAAAGGACAGCAACAAGTCCAAGGAATGATTAACGAAGTCAAGGCTCCAGAGTATAACCTTGGAGCAATGCTTGGTGATGCTGGTCAGATTTCAAATTACTATCGTCAACAGCTTGAAGCATTCCAACCCGGAGCAGCACAACAACGCCAGCAAGCTACTAATCAAGTTGGGCAGGCGATGGATGTTATCTCGCAATATCTTAAAGGGGAAGTCCCACAAGATGTCAAAGACCAGATCATGCGTAATGTCGCTGAGAGTGCTGGAGCGGGGTTCAACCCAGCGACAGCGGGACAAGCTGGAGGATTCCAAGCAGCACAAGGACAATTCGCTCGTAACCTTGGACTGACCTCACTTGATATTCAAGGACGAGGATTGGCAGCAATGCCAGCAGTTCAAAACACAGCAATGAACTGGCAAAACTTGGCGCGAGCATTCAGAGCAGAACCACTCGATGTAGGAAGACTACAACTTGGCTACCAATCAGCAGGAGCAGAAGTTGGATTGCAGAAAGCAAGAATGACGAGTGATATGTATAACAACATTTTCAATGCTCAGTCTGGATTGGCTACGCAAATCTACGGAGCGAATAAAGAGAATGCTGCCGCAAGTTATGCCGCACAGCAGGCAGTCGGCCAAGGTGTATCTGACATTGGACAAGCTACGTCTGGCGCGTTGATGGGATATAGCGGTGCGCTTGGTCAACTTGGAGCAGCGCAAGGCGCAGGAGCAGGAACATCTGGGTTAAATCTTGCAACTGGATATTACGGGACAGCCCAGCAAGCAGCAGCAGCGCATGGAGTTCCAGTAAGTCAAGTTCAATACTATCAACCAGAAAAAGGCCCCGGAGGATACTTATACGGAAGGTAATTTATGTCTATCGCAGAACTTATAATGCAGGGAACCAATCGCGCATCGAACTCTACCGCATGGGTTGGAGATTCTTTGGCTAAACTTGGTCAG